CGACATGTTCACCGGCTGGCTACACGAGGAGTCAGTCGCAAACACGCTGCTCGCGCCGGGCGACGCGGCGACGGAGTTCGCTCGCATCTTCGCCAGCGGCGTCCAATTCATCCTCGACAACAGCGACTTCCGCGTCACCGGAGTGATGCTGCCTGGCAACCACGGGCGCATGACGAAGAAGGTGCACTACGGCGACCCCACGGGCACGTCGCTCGAGACGGTGGCGTACCACGCCATCGCCGACCGCTTCGCCGGCAACCCGCGCGTCCATCTCGACGTGGCCAAGCACGGCACGGTGTACCGGCGCTTCCACGAGCGATTCGTGGTGCGGCACATCCACGGGTACGAAGTGAAGTACGGCGGCGGCGTCGGCGGCCTCACCATCCCGCTCAACAAGAAAATCGCCAAATGGGACACGGCGACGAGAGCCAACCTCACGACGCTCGGCCACTTCCACCAGAAGGTCGACGGCGGCTCGTTCCTCGTGAACGGTAGTCTCATCGGGTACAACGAGTTCGCCCAGGCCATCGGCGCGAGCTACGAGCCGCCGCAGCAGGTGTTCTACCTCATCGACGCGCGCAACGGAGGCGAGAAGACCGTCGTGGCGCCCGTGTTCGTCTAGCGAATGCCGAGCGGACGTGCTGCGCGGCGAGCCTTCGGCTTCGGCCTGGGCTCGAACTTCTCGATGATGAGCTCTCGGTTGTAGTTGAGCCAGGTGTGACTGACACCGAACTCGAGCGCCATCGAGCGAGCCGAGCGGCCCTGCTTGAAGCCGACGTAGATGAGGCGGAGCGCCTCGGCAGCGAGCGACTTCCGCCAGCGAAAGCCTCCGTGCCCTGAGTCGCTCACGTCCCCTCCGGGTACTTCGCCCGCCACTGCTCGTGCTCGACGGCGAACCGACCTACGATGGTGCCGACGCACGCATTGTAGGTGCGGACGTAGGAGAGCGCCGTGTTTGAATCCTCGATGCCCTGGCGCAAGACGCACGAGCAGATGGGCGGCATGAGCAGCGGAAACACCATGATGCTGAGACTCATGTCCCCTCCGGGTACTTCGCAAGGACGGCGCGGGCGGCGACGCGTGCCGGGTCGCTGTAGTCAACACACTCTTCGGACCACGACGCGACCGATGAACACGCATCATCCAGTCCGCGCAGCGCCCGCACCGCCTCGTCACGCTCAGCCACCGTCGCCCGCAGACGCTCGTAAAGCTTCCCGCGGTGGCGCTCGATGGCGTCGACGTCGACCGCCGTGTACGCCGGGCCCGGCGAGAGGCCTGGGACGTCCGACGTGAGTCGCGCCAACTCGGCCTCAAGGCGCGAGGTATCCTGCGCGTGCGCCTTCTCCCAGAACTCGGCGCGATCGCGCCCCGCTTCGAGGTAGCGGTTCGCAATCTCCACCTTCGCCTCCAGACCAGCGCACTTCTCCCCGAGTTCCCGGTACGCGGCGAGCCGCTTGGCTGCCGCCGGCGACATGAGCCATACCTGCTGGAGCCGTTCGAACTCCTTCACCCGAGCCTCGGCCTCCTCGGCGCGCTCGCGCATCGCGTCCACCTGTCGCCACGCTTCCTGCTCGCCGCGTTCGGCTTCGGCCAATTCGTCCGCCAGCGGCGTAGCGTCGAGGGGTGTGGCGCGAATGCGCTCGGCACCACACCCGCACTGCTGGCGCTGCGTCCCGGTGGGGCAATAGTGGTCATAGGTAGAGTCGTCGCAGTACGGGCATGGCACCGGCCGCTCAACGAACCCAACACCGAGGCAGTTCGGGCAGAACTTGGCGTCGGCCTCGCGCTGCTCCTCCCTCGCCCGCGCCACTGCATCGGCCATGCGGGCGGCCTCGCCGTCGATGTGGGCGAGGCAGTCCGCCAACACGACGTCGGGGTCGGTAGGGTCGACAGGAAGGCGCATCACGCCGGCCCCGGACGTCACGCGCCGGATGGCCTCGCCGATGCGCGTCGACAGCGCCTTCACGTCGTCAGAATGGGACATCTTCGGCCTCCTTCGCGCGGTCGGCCCGCTCGGCCTCCATGGCCACGTTGAGCGCGTAGACCAAGGCCTCCCTCTGCGCGTCGGTCAGCCGGCCTCGGCCGACAACCTCCTCGGCGTCCTCCCACGAAAATTCCACCACAACAACATTGACCCGACGCTCCTGCACCGTTGCTTTCATCGAACACCTCGCGATTGAATGAGAATGCGAATCCTGGCTGCGACCGACTTCATGCTGTCCGGCATCTTCTCGTCACGCTCGAGCATCTCCGCGATGCGGGCGCAGGCTTCGCGCTCCGAGAGCACCTCTTCGCTCTCGACCTCGGCTCGACCTTCCGACTCCTGCTTCTTGATGACCTGAATCAACCGCCACCCCTCGATGTCGTGCGACTGGAACCTGCTCAGGTATAGCGCCGCCCAGACGACGAGCAGCAGGATGGCGATGAGCCAGCTCACCGAGGCACCACCAAGTACACCTGCGGGGGAGCTCCGCGACCTCCACGAATCTTCGTGCGCGTGCGCTTCAGCTTGAAGCCCTCGGCCTTCAGCCGATTCTCGATGTTGGTGTACGAGCAGCCCAGATACTCGGCGAGTCCAGGCTTCGTCCACTTCTGAAGTACCAGCAACCCTGTAGGAACCATCACTTCACCATCCCTCTCTTGAGTCTCCCGAGCGCGAACAGGCCAATCCCGATTGCGTCGTAGACGTTGTGCATCTCGCCTCCTCTGTATACACGACTAATTTCTGCGCTGTCAAGCTCGGCGATGATTCTTTCTTTCGTAATGTCCTTCGGCACTTGCGCCTTCCACTCGGCGGGCTTGACGAGCACCGTCGGCAGTCCTTGGCGCTCGTAGAACCGGCCCGCCGCGTAGGCGAGTGCGATGAGGTCGTTCGGGTCGGTGCGCAGGCCCTTCGCGCCGGGGTACACGACGGGAATCTCGCCGACGAGACGAGCGTAGTCGTGCGCGGAGAGCCAGTCAGGAGCCACGTTCATCGCCTCCCGAAGACGACCGCGCTCGTCCCACCCTGCCACCGCCATCCGATGCACACCGGGGTCGACGCTCATCAAGCCCATGGAATCAACCTCCCCTTCTCGTCCAGCTTCTTGTCGGCTTCCTTCGTCCAGTACCGCATCAGCGCCGGCTCAGCGCTCACCCGCACGTCCGGCACCACCTCTCGCATCTTCGCCACCATCACCTCGGCCTGACGCCGAGCCGCCGCGTCCACGAAGTCGACGCCCCTGTCTGGAATGTCGATGATGGTTTCGTCGTGGGCGAAGATGCACAGCCGCGAGCCGGTCAGCGCCGTCTCCTCCGCGCCGTACATCTCCCGCGTCATCTGCACCACGGCGCGCTTCGCCCCGTCAGCCGCGAGGCCCTGGAACAGCGTGTTCGCCGCCGACGTGTACGTCACCCCGCCACGGATGCGGTGCGAGACGAACTGCTCGACGGAGTCCTTCTCCTGAAGCTGCGCGTCGACCCACTTCAGGTACGAGCGCATCTCGGGCAGTGTGGCGAACCAGATGCCGCGCAGCTCGCGGGTCTGCTCGAGGCACCGCAGGCACGCCGGAGCGCGGCACGGCCGGTCCTTCCACTCCATCACCTTCTTCTCGCCGCACCGGCCGTCGCGGTAGAACCACTCGCAGACCGACGAGCCCTCTTTGCGCTTGGCGCTGACGAACGCCTCCTCGCCCATGCCTCCGGGGAATCCGAAGTTGGCAGCCTTGCCAGCTTGTCGAAGGTCCTTCGCCGCGGCGTCCTTGGCGTCGATGCGAGCGCGGAACTCCTCGTAGGACACGCCCGTCAGCGACGCGCCCATGATGCTGTGCGGGTCCTGCCCTGCGTTGATGATGTCGGCGAGCTTCGAGCCGCCCACCGTCCAGAGGCAGACCTGCGCCAGCGTGGAGAGCTCGATGGCCGAGTAGTCCACGCTCGACCCGACGCCGCGGAACTTGAAGCACTCGCGCACCCCACCCTTGCGGGGCATGAGCTGCACGAGGCCCTCGTAGCTCGTGCGGCCCGTGGCGAGGATGACGTTCGGGCGGACGTTCAGGGGCGCCCTTGAGGCCTCCTCAAGCGCCGGCACGTAGGTCGAGAGCTTCTCCCACTTGGAGAGCTCGCCGAGGGCCTGGAGCGGCGGGCTGCCGGAGTCCTCGAGCACCTCGCGGGCGGTGGACACCTGCCCCTTCTCGGTGACGGGGGCCTGTCCGAGCCAGGCTGCCTGCACCGCCTCGCGGATGGCCGCCATGTTCTTCGACAGCTCGTTGTGGCGGTTCGACTTCATCAGCCCGGCCTTCACGACGACCTGCCGAAGCTCGTTCAGCCTGGACTCGATGGAGCCCTTCAGCGCCGCCACCTTCTCCGGGTCGGTGCGAAGGCCATTGATGGCCGACAGGTGAAGCGCGAGGGCCACCTGGCTCTGAAACGGCACCTCGTGCAGGTTCATCGCGGTGGGGAGCATCGCCCTCGCCACCTCGAAGGTGTTCACCGCGTCGTCCTTCGGGTACTGGATGGCGTTGGCGGGCCACGCAGAGAACGGCAGCCCGTCGAACTCGGCGTAGCGCAGACGGAACTCGGCGTTCTCCTTCGCGTCGTCCCGCCCGAGCCACTCCTTCACCGCGCACGCCAGCGTGTACCGGTTGGTCTGCTTGCCCGTGCCGGGGTCGACCATCCGCCGCCCCGAGCGGTCGAACAGTTCGCCGTCCCTGAGCCGCCCCTCGGCGATGGCGTTGAGGGTGCAAGCGATGAGGATGTCGAAGACCTTGCCCTCGTCGTACTTCTTCCAGACGAGCGCGAAGTCCTCGGGGTAGTGGCGCAGGTGACACCCGAAGTCGTAGGCGACGTTGGCGCCGATGACCATCTCTGGCGTCATGAGGATGTGCCGGACGCGCTCGAGCGCCTCGGGGCGCTGCTCGAGCAGCGGGGTCGTCTCTCCGTCGAAGAAGGCCCCACAGACGATAGGGGGGTTCAGGACGCCTGGCTGAATGAGCCACGTCTCGAAATCGAACGCGACTGGCATGGACTACTCCCCCGACTTCGGCTTGGGCAGGCTTTCGTAGCGGATGCGGATGGCCTCTTGGACCTCGGCGTCGGTCATGTCGACGAGCGAGGTGTCGAGCTCAGGGTTGGCGAGCGCCAGGCCGAAGACGGTGGCGCAGGCCACGCTCGCCATGTCCTCGATGACGACGAGGTTGCCGAGGAGGCGTCGCTGGAGCTTCACGTTCTCGCGCTCCAGCTCGGCGATGATGCCACGCATCTTGAAGACGAGGCGGTCATCGGACATGGCCAAGCCTCCTCGCCTCTGCCGCCCGCCTCTCCGCGTCATAGCGGTCGCGCTCCTTGCGCTCGAGCCGGACGCGCATCCACTGCGCTGCGGCTTCGATGTCCTCTCGGCTGACCGGGTAGCCGGCCTGCACCTTGTCGACGAACAGCTTCGCTTCTTCTGGCGTCACGATGCCTCCCTTTGCTGGTTCACTTCATCTCTGCGCTCAACACCAGGTCGATGGCCTGATGCAGCTCCAGGCCCTCGTACTGCTTCCGCAGCGCGTCGACCGCGCGCTTCTGCGTCTCCGACAGCTCGAAGGCGTACACGTACCCCGCACGGAACTCCGACGACTTGCCAGCGCCGCCGCCCTCGCCCTTGTTGCTCATGAACTGGCGAAGGAGCTTCTGGGCCTTCGGGTCGGCGTGGAACTTCGCCCTCGTCGAGTAGTACGGCTCGGCTGCCATGGTGCCTCCAATCGCGGGGGCCGGAATCGAACCGGCCTGGCGTGGATTATGAGTCCACTGAGGAGCCACTCCTCAACCCCGCACTCAAAGCGCCCCGTGTCGCCGGGGCCACGCGCCTCTGGTCAGCGAGGGTAGAGCTTCATCATCTCGTCGATGCTGGCGTCGGTGTTCGCCGCGCCCATGCCCGAGAACTGCACGGGGTGGATGGTCTTCTTGCTCGCGCGGGTCAGCTTCGTGTGGACGTCGAACGCGACCTTCACGCCGTGGAGCGCGCGCCCGTCGTCGACTCGGCAGAGCTCGACGATTTGCGCGAACTGCTCGGGAGTGCAGGACTCCTCGCTCGTGTCGTTGATGGCCAGGATGGCCGCCTTCGCGGCTCCCGGCGCCGCCTTGTGCTTCGACAGCATGTAGAGACTCGAAACCTTCGTGCCGGAGCTCTGGACGAGGACGTCGGCCAGCTCTCCGGTGCTCATGTCCTTGACGTACTTGTCGCTCTTCTTCTCGCTCTTGTGGATGGCGAACTCCAGGACGAGAATCTCGCCCTCACCGTTGTTGCTCGTGAACTGCCGCAGTGCCAGCACCACCGCCTCACCCTTGGTGCCGGGAGAGAAGGGGGTTCCGGTCTTCGTCGCACTCGCCTTGCCAATCAGGTCCCACGCGCTCATCGTTCTTTCCTTTCGATTCGGCCCCGAGATGGGGCACGGCTTGTTTAATTACTCTTGAGGCCGGTGTCAAGCACGTCCATCATGGAGCGGACGAACGTCGCCGCGACTTCCGAGACGATGGCGTTCCCGTAGGCCCTCAGCTTCCCGACCCTCGGTTGCGTTTCCATGGAGCCGTCAGGTCCCACTCGGGCGGGAGCCCCATGAGCCAGCGGGAATGTGCCGGGTTCAACTGGCCGCCACTTGTTGACGGGCTTGTCTCGGCAGAGGACCCAATCCGGGTCGCTCCAAAAGCCTGACGTGGGAGTTGGTCCATGCGGCTGCGCTGCGTCCCGTCCGGGTTGGTGCCCGTCTTGGCCATGCCCGGCGTGTCCTTCCAGTCCCTCGTCGTCGTCGTCGCCCAGCCCGCGAATTGGGCCTGGTGCGAGAGATGCGTCACCGACTGCCCGCACGGCAGTCCCTTCTTGCGCTCGAGGGCCTGCTCCGGCGTCCCGCCCGGCTCGTGCGCCGCCGGTGTCGCCCAGCCCGCGAGCCGCGCCGCGTCCGCCAGCGTCGTGCCGGAGTGGTGCGTGTCCGACTTCGGGTAGCCCGCCACGCCCGACGAGGCCCCGTCCTGTCGCGTCGGCGTCGGCCAGCCGGACTGCGCCGAAGTAGAGTCGCTGGCGGATGTGCGGGGCGCCGACGCCCGCAGCGCACAAATCGGCAGCCCCGACGGCATAGCCCAGTGCTTCCAGGTCAGCGCGTACAGCGTCGAACCACGCCCGGCCGTCAGCGCTCGCAACCTGCTCTCCAAAGACGACTGGAGGGAGGCACTCGGCGATGAGGCGACGCCACTCGGGCCAGAGGTGTCGCTCGTCGTCGGTGCCTTTGCGTCGGCCGGCGACGGAGAAAGGCTGGCAGGGGCAGGAGCCGGTCCAGACGGGCCGGTCGTCGGGCCATCCGGCGAGTCGGAGCGCGTGGCTCCAGACTCCGATGCCGGCGAAGAAGTGCGCTTGCGTAGCAGCTCCAACAGACTCACGGGTGACCTCCAGGATGCTTCGGGAATCGACCTGCCCTCGTGCGATGTGGCCGGCCTCGACGAGGTTGGTGAGCCACTGCGCCGCGTACGGGTCGAACTCGTTGTAGTACGCCGCCATCAGAACCCCCACGTCGCCTTGGTGACGAGCTTCTGCGTAGCGCCGAACGCGCCCTGGATGTACGCCGACAGTTCCCGAGCCGTCTCGATGGCTTCGCGGAAAGGCTGCGTGTGGCGGTACACCTCGACCGTCACCTCGTCGGCCACCTGCCCCTGACGGTGCGTGCGGCCCAGGAGCTGCTCCCACTCCGCGCCGCCGCTCGGCGGGTTCGCCACTAGGTTGCGGTTGAACATCTGAAGGTTCTTCCCCGTGCCGTGACTGCGAATGGTGAGCAACGCCCGCTCCTTCCCCGTCAGCTTCAGCACCGCCCCAGCGCCCTCGTCGCCCGGCCCACAGTGCACCACCGGCACGCCGCGCTCGCGAGCCTTCTGCATCACCCGCACGCCGAAAGCGTCGCTCTCGTACCACGCCAGCCCAGGCTTCTCCTCGAGCCACGTCACCACGTCGTCGACGAGGAAGTCGGAGAACCACACACCTTCCGTGACGGGACTCGCAGAATCCTTCACTTCTCGCCACTTCGGGAAAGTCTCGGCGCGCCAGATGGGGTGCTTCTCGATGTTCGACGGCGTCTCGGGAGCGACGACATGTCGCACACCAGCCTCGTCGAGCCACGCGAAGCCGTCGTACCAGCGAATGGCCGCGCGAGCGCAGAGCATCGGGGAGTCCATCCACGTCTTCGACTGCTTCAGCTTGTCGCGAAGCTCCTTGTTCCAGGCCTTGCGTGCCTCGAGCCACTTCTCGATGACCTCCTTGGGCTCGCCGCGGGGCCACCGCCACCGGTACCAGAAACCGCAGGACACCTCGCGAGCGCAGCGCGCCACCGAGAGCGGGTCGATGAGCTCTTCGCCGTCGGGGCGCTGCCACATCTCCACCACGGCATCGAGGCGGACCTGCACCTCTGGCGGGGCTTGAATCTTCCGCTCGGTGATGACGAGCGACGCCTGACAGGCCTGCGCGTCTCCGCTTGAGACGACTCCAGGGGTGAGCAGCACTCGGCGGGAGAAGGCTTCTTGCGGCGTCTCGCCGGGCTCGCACAGCTTCGTCAGCTCGCCGGCCGGGGACGGGAAGTCGCTTGGGTCGAGCGCGCTCGCCCAGGCTTCGAGCGTCGGGTAATCGAGCGGGGCCGGTGAGCCTTGCTTCAATGCCGCGGCGGACAAGTGGGCCCAATCAAGCAAGCTGCGCTTCGTCAGCGTGCCGCTCCAACACAGCACCTTCGTGCTCGGGTGCTGACGGAGGAAGCGACCGAACCGCTTCGTGCGCGCTGCGGTGGCGTTGGCGAGGCTGTGCGCCTCGTCGATGATGATGAGGTCTGGCTGGAGCCGCTCGAGGATGTCGGAGTTCTTCGCGCCCGAAAGCTCCGAGAACGCCACGACGTGGAGTAGCGGTCGGCCGGGGTATTGGAACTTCCCGCCGACCAAATTCGGCAGCTTCCAGTGCTGACCGTAGTAGTGCCAGTCCACTTCGAGGAGCTGGCGCTTCAGGTTCGGCGGCAGGAACAGCACCGCAACGCGGCACTTGACGACCATCGCCGAGAGCAGGTCAAGGAGGGTTTTCCCGTGGCCGACGCCGATAGGACCGAGCAGTCCCGCATTCTCCTGAGCCTCGTGGAGCGCCCAGGCCTGCACCGGGAGCAGGCTCGAGCAGCACGGCCGGTGGAACTTCGACATGCACTGACAGATTCCGCCCTCGATGCCGAGGCGGGCCTTGTACGCCGCAGCGAGTTCTTGAAGCTCTTCCGTGCGCGGAGGCTGCCTCCGAGGCAGGCTCTTGATGCGCTCGAGTTCTCGTGGGACCGGCGGCGGCGTCGGCATCGAGACGGCGGGCTTCGGTGTCGGCGTCGCGGCCGGCCCTTGAAGACGGCTCTGGAGGAGCTTCAGAAGGTTCACCGCTTCGTGCTCCCGAGGACCTCGGCGGGGACGGGGGCCTGGACCGTGCGGCCGGCCACGCCCTCGAGCGCGGCGTCGAGCTGCTTCTTGACGACGTCGGTCAGCTTCATGAACGCCTCGTTCGGGTCGCCCGAGTAGTCCGCGGTCTGGCTGACGTGGATGTCGAGGCTCTGGTAGTGCCCCATGTTCAGCTTCCCCGTCATCGCCACCGTGACGCTGCGGAAGACGATGGCGTTGACTGCGGGGCTGCCCTGCGCGGCGATGAGTTCTTCGGTCGTCGGCTCCTTCGGCTTGTTCTTCGAGCCCGGCGGACGACCGGGGCCGCGCTTCGGGGCCACCGGAGGGGCCTCGGCCTGGGCCGGAGCCGGCGCGGGCGTCTCGACTGGCGCGGGAGCGGCCGGAGGCGGTGGCGGGGCAGCGGGCGCCTCGGTCTGAATCTCGAGCTTGCGCTCGAAGTTCTTGACCGGCGCGGGGGCGTCGGGCGGCGTCACGGCCTGCGGCGCGGGGGCGGCCGGAGCGGCAGCGGTGGAGTTGAGACGAGCACGAAGACGGTCAGTTGCGAGCATGATGGTTTCCTTGTCAGCGGGGCAGATGTCCTTGTAGGGACACCGGAAGCACTTCTCTGGACTGCGGGGGAGGTCCTCCACTTTCGACTTCTCGGCCGCCTCCATTCGGCTCACGAGATTAATAATTCGGTTTCGGCCCTCTGTCAAGCGGGCGCTCGTCATGTTCGCGTCGATTCTTTGCGCGATGGGCTGGCCCTTGGTCTGCACGTAGACGTGCGTCACCTGGCTCGGCATGGCGCACTCCTCGGCCTGCCACGCCGAGTACAGGAGCATCTGCGTCGACTGCGCCAGCTTGAACGGCGTGGGCGCGTACTTCAGGTCGCTCGTCGTCTTCCAGTCGAGCGGGCCCTCCTTGCGCACCACGTCGATTCGACCCACCACACGGATGTCCGGCGCGAGCTCGAAGTCGATGGGGCGCTCCAGGTCGACGAAGCCCTCCTCGCGCACTCGGATGACCTCCGGCTTGATGCCGACGAAGAGCCGCGCGACGTCTGGAGCCATCTCGCCAGGCGCTCCCTTGAGCAGGAACCGCTCGACCGCGGCGTGCAGGTCCGTCCCCAGCTTCTGGTTGCTCGTGCCCGGGTCGGGCACCTTGGCCACGTACTTGAACCACCACTTCCGCTCGCAGCCGAACGCGGTGGTGCTGTCGAACGCCTCGACGCTCGTCGGTGAGATTTTCACGTCGTCCTCCCAAGTACTTCCCCCTTCGTCATCCCGAAGTACCGCACCTTCTCGGGCACCAACCACACCACCAGGTTGTTCCTCCGCACGCGATGGAACCCCATCGCCCGCAGGTCGAGCGCCACGGTCTTCGACACCCGCGCGACCTCCTGCGGCATGAGCATCATCTTCCCCGCCAAAAATTCCTGCAAGCTGACCGTCTCCGGCCGCTTGTCGGGCGGCATCTGCCTCACCCACTCGCAGATGGCCTCGGCGATGGCGCCCGTCTCGGTCATCAGGCCCCGCTCTTCCGCCGCGATGGCCTCCTCTTCGCCGGTGAACCACCACTGCTCGCCGGCGCGGTACTTCGCCACGGCTTCCGCGAAGAGCTGCTCCCTGTCTGCCTCGAGTTCGTCGCGGAGCAGCGGCTTGCTGATGCGCACCGGCCAGTACCGCCGAGCCCCCATCGCATCCGTGATGGGCGTCTCATCGTTCGACGTGGCCACGAAGACGCATCGCCTGGGGAACTCCTGAACGACGCGACCGTAGGGCGGTCGGAAGCGGTCGACCGTGTCGGTGAGGAAGCCGCGAATGCGCTCCTTGTCGGTGCGGCGGTGCGTGGCCATCTCCGCGAACTCGACAATCCACTTCCCCGTCACCTTCTGAAGCGCGTCCTTGTCGATGTGGGCGTCGAGCGTGCCGTACCACGGGCCACCGAGGATGCGCGCGAAGGTCGTCTTCATGAGGCCCCCGCGGCCGTCGTCGGCGAGCAGGAGCGTCGTGTCCATCTGGCTGCCGGGCCTCAAGCCCCGCGCCGCGGCGCCAATGAGCCACTTCTCGGACACCATCGCCATGTAGCGGTGGTTGCCCTGGTCCTTCTCGACCTGGAAGTAGTGCTCGATGAGCCGGTGGCAGCGGTGCACGCCGTCCCACTGGAGCCCCTCAAGCCACTCCTTCACCGGGTCGAAAATTCTCTGGCGCGAGACGAGGTAGACGTTCGAGGCGCAAAGCATCGCCCCCACGTTCAGGTTGTACTCGCTGGCCACCAGCCAGTTGCTCAGGGCGGTGTCCAGGCTGTCGACCGGCGCGTCCTTGAGCGGCCCCGAGCGCCATACCGGCTGCATCTCGACCGAGTTCCAGACCAAATCGCTCAGCCGCGGGTCGTGGCGCAGGATGAGCTCGACGTTTCGGCCCACGGGCTGGAGGTACACCACGCCCTTGACTTCCTTCTTGATGAGCTGGCTCTTCCACCCGTCGTCGGCCTCGCCGGCCTGGACGCTCGGCGTCTCGTCCTTCGGGTGCTGGCTCTTGGGATGTTGGCCGGCAGGGAACAGCGCCTTCTCCATCTCGACGCGGCGCTTCTCGCGCTCGAGCCTGCCCTCCAGCGCTCGCTTGAACGAGAACATCCACTTGTCAAGCCAAAAATCTCCACCCTCGGGAAGAGCGGCGTCCCCCATGCGAGCGACGATGAGCTGGCCCAAGCCCCGCGCGTACTCCTCGGTGGGCGCGGGCTCGAGCAGGGCCGCCACGCACGCCGCGGCTCGGTGGAGTTCGTTGTCGCGCTCGCCGGGCTTCGGGGCGAACAGACCGCTCGCGATGGCGGACAGGGTCGCGCGGCTCTCGGGCTTCGCGCCTCGGGCTTCCTTGGCGGCCTTGGCGACGGGTTCCAGGTCGACCGCGACATCGGAAAGCAAGGACCCCGCCGCAGAGGGAGGGGCTACGGCGGGGCCCTCGGCGCGTTCCGATGTGGACGCGGCTGATGTTTCAACGGTAGCAGCGTCGGGCGTGGTGTCAACCCATGCGTCGACGTCGAGCGGCCCGCCATCACCTCGGCGGACCTCAAAAATTTCCGGACTTGGCACGCACGGTCCGAAGTAGAAGCGGCTCGGGTCGGCCGCTTGGCTGGGCCCCAGCCGCTCGTCGATGCCGTACTCGGCCATGACGGCTCGGCGAAGGGCGGTGTGTTCTTCGGCTCGGTAGGGGCGGGTCAGCTCGAGCACGAGGCGCCAGTGGCCCGAGAACGTGCGGTGGGCGAACCATCGCAGGCCCGCAGGCATGGTGGGCAGCTCCGCGGTGTCGACGTCGAGCACGAGGCACGAGACGCCCTCGACGTGCTCCTTGCGTCGGTAGTCGCCCTGGAACGTCGCCGGCGACCAGCCCCGCTGGCCCATCTTCTGGGGGCTGACGACGACTTCGGAGAGCATGGCCTCGAGGGCCAAAAAATCTTGGAGGTCGACGCGCACTCCCTGGGCGTCGGCTTCGCTGGTGAAGAGCGTGACGAGCATGGCTAGGGCATACCACCGGAGCGGGTGGTCGTCACGGCTCTGCCTTCATGGTTCTGCATGGTTCTCCTCCCTTGTGTCACCAGCATGTAGTGCTCGCCCCGTCGTGTCAAGGGCAAAAATTTCGGCAGGGCAAAAATTTTTGGAGTTGCAAAAGCCGGGGCGGGGGGTCGCCCCGAGCTCGAGTTGGCGCGAATCTTGTGCCAGACGTAAGTCGTTGATATTGCTAGGCCCAGTGAAATCAATGGGTTAGCAAGCCCTTGATTGTACTAGCTCTAGTAAAATCAAGGGCTTACAAGGCCTGTCGCTGGAAGCGGCACGAAAGCGCGGTCAAATGCAGGGGTCAAACGACGCCAGCGCACGCCGCATCGCGCGACGATTAAGCCTTGCGGCCATGCGCTCCGCACTCGCGATTGCCATCTGGCCGACAGACCGCGAAGTCTTTCCCAAGTGAAGCGCACGGCGGAATCCCCAAGTGTGGACGATGCGTACGACGTTTCGACCGCGCACATCGATGGCTGGAACGCTCGTCACGCCTTCTGGTACCTCCAAGACCGCTAGGCGAATGTACCTGCTAGCAAAGCGACGGGCCCTGCCTTTAACGGGCGCGCTGCTGATACGGACGATGTAGTGGGTTTGCATGTGTTCTCCCTTGTGTGTTCTGCGTTGGGTGCTGCTTGGGACCGGGCCCGTCACCCTGCCCGGTCAAAGGGTGTTAGATGCACGCGCGGCATGCGGTTTCGGGTCCGTAGGACAAGCCCGTGAACCCTCTACCGTCGCACACCTCGCACGTAGCAACGGGTGGCGGCACGTAGAGTGTCTGACCGTTCGCGTACGACTCTGGGCAGTCCGGGTCGCCCGCGTAAACCCGAGCCGATTCCTCTCCGTTCGCTCGTAGCGCGTCGATTGCTAGAGCGATTTCCTCCCGTGTGTCGGTAGGGTATACGGTCCCACCGGGTGAGTCGTGAACAACGATGTAGGTGCTAGGCATTGTCTATCTCCCTTGTGTGTTCTGCATTGGTGCAAGGCCCGCACGGGTCGCGACTACCGTGGGTGACGCTACGGGCTGGTGAGTCACGACGCGAGGATTCCAGCGACGGTCAGGGTGCTGATTCGCTCTGCGATTGGTTTACGCGCCGCCAAGTCAACGGCATTCTTTGCGGTCAGAAGGGCCGCGACACTCGCGCCCCACGGAAAGTCTGCAGGCATGCGGCCAATGACGTCAACCGCCAAGTCTCTCAGCATGTCGAGGTCATCCGACTCCGCAATCTTCAGACCGCATTCGGTGGTCAGCTGAAACCTTCGCGAAAGCTTCAGGCGCTTCCATGCGGCTTTCGGCGCTTTGGTGAGGTACAGGGGACCGCACGATTCCACGACCGTCAGCATCGTTCGGACCTCGCGACCATTGGCGCAGTGGGTCGCTGGCGTACCTCTGAGCACTGCAGGAGTAATCTTCATCGGTCGACCTCGACGACGAACGCTGGAAAGCGGCCACTTTCGTCACGCCTGCGAGCGGGGCCCTTCGCGCGCAAACCAACGACGTGACCCGGGGCATCCAGGAATCGGAGGTCGTGCTCGTCACCATCGAGCACAGGAAAGCCACACCACGTTTTCGGGAGGTCGCCTGCCTTCGAGGTAGCGAAAACGACCGCGACATTGACCCCGCGCGCCAACAGCGGCGTGACCTTGTGCAGAGGTACCGTGATGGGGTCATACGACACGGTCAGACTGTAGTTGCTAGGAAGGTCGCGACGTTTAAGCGTTCCCGTTAGTTTTGTGTAGTCGTAGAATTGGATTGACGGAAACGTGCGCGCCAATTCCAGCGCATCGCCCGGAAGGTCGGAGGTACCGTTGACGCGCACGGCGAGTTTCATTCCCGTCCTGTCCGCCTTGACCTTTGCTGCAAGGATTTCGTCAACCATCTGCGCCAGGTGGGCCTCACGCTGAGTCCACCGATGGTGAGTCTTGGCGATGCGGGCCCGCTGCGTCGTCGCAAACACGCCGCGACCTGCCGTGTAGAGACACACACTCGCGCATGCGCCTGCATTCGGGCAGGTGTTGAGCGCGGGGTGGTTCGTGTCGCGTGCTTCGGTAGCAGGCGCGAGGTAGCGGATTGCGGTCACCCACCCAAGGCTTTCGCCCTTGGTGGTCTTGGCATTCTCGAAAGTGAAGATGGGCTTGTCGTAGCGTGGCATGTGTTCTCCCTTGTGATGCGTGTGTAGGTGCTACATGGGACCCCTTACGAGGGTCAAGCGTGATTACAGCACGACTACTACGCGCCCACATCGGGCTGCAGCGATGCGGGCTACGAGGTCTGCCGCGTCGGCTACCGTCTTTTTGACGACGATTTGCAGCCGACCATTGAAGCGAACGACGACAAGCCTATTCTGTCGATACGCGAGGCGGCGCACAGCCCTAGCGAATCGTGCTTTTTCGTAGGCGCTCACGGCACGCTCTTCCGTCTTGCGCTTGCGCGCGTCGTCGGCTGCAGCCCTGATTCCGGCCCTCACAGCGACCCCCCCGTGAGGTCCGAAACGTGCCTCAGGTAGCTGCGCAAGCCGTTGGCGTCCTCCGCGATGGCCAGCGTAGCTTGAACATCGCCAAGCCGTTCCCAGCGCGGCCATTCGGGCATGCGACTGAGCAACGCGCCAGCAAGGGCGATGTCCTGAGATGATTCGGTGGGTCCGTGATAGACGCGCGTGTTTTCGATGGTTTGCATGTGTGCATCCTCCCATTGGCGCGGGGGGAATCCCCGCAAACCCAATATGCACCATTATCGGCTGGGCGTCAACACTGTTGCGTCCTTTATTTGCTAACGCGATGCGTCAAAAACCGAGCTAGAGCTCAATCAATCCGATAGGTTGCGGGCGCTATTGTGCGGCGTGCACGCGCGAGCGGCTTAGAAAGAAAGGCGTTTTTGGGTGATTCCTGAGCGATTGCGCATGGTTGCGAGGCCGCCAGGCGACCATCACCGAAAAACGCGTCAACACTCTACGCGTATACACGCTATGTAGTATAATATCCTACATACTAATCTTCTAACTCCTCACACACTACTAACTATGAGGGTCGCGCGGCGACTGCGCAAGTGTGCGCAATGCCTGGGGATTTACGAGATTTGCAACGCGATGCGTTAAGAATGACCATACGTGACCATACATTCTGTGGGGTGGACCCCACACTTTGGGGGGTGGACCCCACACCTCGAGCCGAGCTCCCACTGTTCAGGTGTGGTGTGGACCCCACACATTGGGCTAGGGTGGTCCATTTTGGGGCACCTTCGACGCATCGCGTTACTGACCCGTCAGTCACTGACTAACGTTCGTTAATGACCCGTCAGTCAATAATGGCCATGACGCGGTGCGTTATTGACCGGATATTCACTAACGGATGTAAGTCCTTGATTTCATTCATGTCAAGCCCTATTTCCTGGCTGAATATCCAGTCATTAACGAACGTTCGTCAGTGACTCGTCAGTCAATAACGAGCTGGGCATGGGGCTTGCAGTTGTGCAAAGGCCTTGCCAGTCCACCATCCTGGACTGGCATGGAATCGCAACCCGTTGATATCATTGATGTTAATCAGTTAACGTGCAACCCTCGTGCCAGCCTTGTAAGGCCCTGGATTTATTGGGGAATTTCTAGAGCTCTAACCCCTTGATATTATTGGGTTCGACTCCAGGTGGGGGGTTGGCACGGTTCTTGCAACTACCCCATCCACGTACTAGCCAATTTTTGAAATTGGTTTTCAGCCAATTTCCAAACTCGATTTCCGGCCCCGGTCAATTTCCGAAATCGGTTTCGTGCGGAAACCCCGAGTTGCAGTTGCAACACTTGGCCGAGTTGCAATTGCAATTGCGTACTGGTCAGTATGGAAACCAGCTTATTGCGGAAACCCATTTCCCGGACCCGAGTCCGTCCATGGTGTCAACGCCAGCCTGTGAAAGAGTCAAGGACTTGACATCGTCACCGAAGTACGCTACGGTGGCAGCATGAGCCTCCGCGACCCGCTCACGAAAGAGACGAACCCCAAGGCCGCCTTTGCCGACAAGAAGGCGCCCCTTCAGGCCATCCCCGGCCCGGTGCTCTACGAGCTCGGCCTGGCGCTGCTCGAGGGCGCCCTCAAGTACGGCCGTCACAACTGGCGCGTCTCGGGCGTGCGAGCCTCCACCTACTTCGACGCCGCCATGCGACACCTCTGGCGATGGTGGGAGGGAGAGGACATCGACCCCGACAGCGGCGTGCCCCACCTCGTCAAGGCCATGGCCTGCTTCGCCGTCGTGCGCGACGCGGAGCTGTGCGGCAAGATGACCGACGACCGACCGCCCAGGCACACGGCGGATTGGTCGGGTATCGTCGACGCCGCGTCCGTGCGCCTGCGCGAGAAGTACCCCGAGCCGAAGCCGCCGCACACGGAGAAGAAGCCTTGACGAAGTCGATGGAGAAGAGCGGCCCGTTCGCCGTCGTCCGCGACGCGGAAGGCCGCATCGCCCATCGACACCTCGACCGAGGAGGGCCGAGGAAGAACTGGAAGCACTACGCCCGGCTCCGCTCGAACGACGGCGCCGACATGCTCGACATCATCGAGCGCATCGCCCGCGGCGAGGCCATGCAGACCGAGGTGACGCTGCCCACCGGCGAGAAGGTGCTCTCCGAGCCGCAGGTGCCCAACGTGTCGACGATGCTCGAGGCGGCGAAGAGCTACTTCGAGTTCGTGCACGGCAAGGCGGTCGCCGCGACCGAGGTCGTCAAGGCCGAAGAGGAGGCCGAGGCGATGGCGCGGCTGAAGAGCATGAGCGACGAGGAGCTCGAGCGCCTGGTGCGCGTCGAGGAAGAGGCGCAACTCGTAGATGGTGAGCCCGAGCCGGCGCTTCAGGACTTCGCGCCCTACGACATGGAGGAAGGATGAGCGACGCGATGGCGGTGGCACTTGACGCGCTTCGGATGGCTGGGCGTGACGACGTGGCGGACGCGTGGGCGTTCGTGACGGAGGCGGTGCGACTGCGCGAGTGGCTCATCGAGCATCTCGAGTGCGACGTCGAGGGCTACTGCGCCGCGTGTGGTGTGCACTCTTCGTCCGAGCCGCACCGGCTGAGTTGTCGTCTGGTTCCGTTGCTGGCGACGCAGCCCGGTTGGAGCGTGGCCGAGTTCGACCGCGCGTGGGACGCGGCAGTTCGCGAGCAGATTCTCCGAAACGCGTTCGTCAGGTACGGGCGCATGGATTTCCGACTCGGCCACACGGCGGACGCCGAGGGCTACCTCACACGAGTCCTGTCCAACACGAGCATCGAGGCGTCCGAGCACATGAAGGACGGCGCCGTGTACGTATTTCAACGCCTACCGCCGGCCGACGTCAGCTTCGGCTCGCCGCACCATCGAGCAGTCCTGACGAACATCGACTACGACCCGCCCCCCACGGAGAAGGAGAAGAAGTGAGCCTCGTCATCCGACCGCTTCAGCCGAACGAGCGCAACTTCGTGCGCGACTCCTGGCGCTCGTGCCTCTGGAAGAACGAGGTCGACCGCAACGCCGTCACCTTCGAGACGTTCTTCAACGGCATGGAGGACTACTGGACCGCCATCGAGATGTGGCGCGACACGGTGTACACCGTGGCCGAGTTCAAGGATGTGCCGGGAGAAATCATCGGCTACGCCGTACATGTTGGTCCTGACGACTGCGTCTGGGTCTACGTGAAGTCTCCATACCGGAGGCAGGGGGTCGGGACGGCCCTGCTCAGAGGTGCGACTCGTCTCGGAACCATCACGCAGCGGGGGAAGAAGTTCGCGGAGTCGCGCGGACTGACGCTCGACCCCTGGATGCACTACCGAAGGAAGTCACAACGATGAAGATTCCACTCAAGCGCCTCACCTTCCCCAAGGACCTCGCCATTCAAATCGGCGGGGGCTACAAGAGCTCGGTCAACGTCGGTACCACGCAGAACGACGCGAAGAGCATCTACCTCGACACGGACCTCGGCGCTTTCGTCGTGGTGCCCGTGCGGAGCCATCCGAAGCACGGGGAGGCTATCATCATCTCGCAGGGTGCCGCGGGATGCGACCTGGCCGACCTCGCACCCGCCGCTCCGGCTCCCGTCAAGCCCTCGGGGAAGTGACCGATGGACCGCCGCCTCGCGCTCGAAGAGCTCGCCCGTCGTAAGGAGCTTCGCCAGCAGGCCGATGGCGTGGCCGGCGAGATTCTGGGCGAGCTCTTCGACAAGCAGCGGCGGTTCGCCGACTCGCCGAGCCGCAACCTTGCGGTCATCGGTTCGCGCCGAGCCGGCAAGACGGACATGTGGCCCCGCATCGCCACCGCCAAGGCCCTCATCAGGCCGCGGAGCCTGGTGCGCGTGTGGAGCCACGCTCGAGCGCGAACGAAGGAACTTCTCTGGCAGCGGTTCCAGTACCTGCTCGGCCGGCAGGGCATCAAGCACAAGCCGCACGAAGTCGAGCTCTCCTTCAAGTTCGAGAACGGCTCCGAGGTGCGGCTCGTCGGCGCCGACAAGGACAAGGAGGTCCAGAAGAAGCGCGGTGACTCGACGTGGGTCGAGATTGTGCTCGAGAGCCAGAACTTCGGCTCGCTGCTCAAGCCGCTCGTCGAGGACGTCATCCGCCCTTCCCTCATCGACACCCGCGGCACGGTGTACCTCGAGGGCACGCCCGGTCCCATCTGCACCGGGTACTGGTGGGACATCACCGGCGGCGAGGACGTAGCGCAGGTTTGGCAGTCCAAGGGGCCCAAGGACGTTTCGATGTTCGAGGTCCATCGCTGGACGATGCTCGACAACCCCTACATCCCTCACGCGCGTGAGGAGCTGGAGGAAATCAAGACGGCGAAGGGGTGGACGGACGACAACCCCACCTACCTGCGCGAGTGGCTCGGGCGATGGGTCAACGACGTCGGGGCGCTCTACTACGCCTTCGACACCCTGCGAAACACCTACGACCCGAGGAAGGTGCAGCCGTGGGGGCGGGGCTGGAGCCACGTCCTGGGTTGGGACCTCGGCGGCAAGGACGACATGGCGCTCGTGTGCTGGGGTTGGCACGAGGACGACCCGACGCTCTACGAGGTGTTCTCGTGGAAGCAGTCCGGCGCGCTCTCGCACGAGGTGATGTCCGTCATCGAGCAGCACGAGAGGGAGAAGGGCTTGCAGTTCGTCAAGCAGGTCGCCGACACGCAGGGCGGCGGTCGTGCATACGTGGACGACGTGATGAACCGGTACACTCGGCCATTCGAGGCCGCGCAGAAGGGCGGAAAGTACGCGCACGTAATGCTGCTGAACGACGACCTTCGTACCGGCAAGGTGAAGGTGCGGCCGGGCAGCCCGCTTCAGGAAGAACTCGCGGGGTTGATGCGCGACCCGGACTGGCCGAACTCGAACGACCCAGACGCACCTCCGACCGAGGACCCATCGTGTCCGAACCACTGCGCCGACGCCGGCCTGTACGCCCACCGAGCGGCGTTCCACTTCCTCCCTCGGGAGGTCAAGCCGAAGCGCGTCGGGCCACACCAAGCTGACGCCTACGAAGAGCAGGCGCTGAAGGAACTCACGAAGGGCCGGAAACCGTGGTACGAGGACGAACAGGAGAGCCGCAATGACGACTGGTGACCAGCTCGAGCTGCTCGCGAAGGTGCGCGCCCTGGGCGCGAAGAACGTGACGTTCGGCCTCGGGATGACGATTCTTCAGGTCGAGTTCTTCCCGCCCGAGCCGCCCGCGCTTGAGAAGCAGCGCAAGGTAGAGGAGAGGCGAAGTGACGACACGGGCTTGACTCAGAGCGAGAGCCGTGAGTTGTTCCTGATGGACGAGTGACCGATGGCCGTTCGCGTGAAGCCCACCGTCGTCGCGGTCGCACCCACGACGACACCGCTGTTTCCTGCGCTTACGGTGGGCGCGATGGAGTCTGTGTCGGTGCAGGTCGAGAACCTCGACGGCACGCAGACGTTCAACGGCACGCTTCGCTCGAGGCTCGACCCCGGCAACGGCATGTCCGACTCGACGATGCCGGACCTGCTCGGCATTGGCCCGAGCGGTTCGGCAGTCGTCACGGTGAGTCTGCCTGCCACCGCCGAGTTCGACGTGGTGGGGACGATGAGCGGCGCGGGCGGGGACGTGCGCGTGACGGTGCTCTCGCGCATGGGTGGCCAGACGCTCTCGATGGGAAGGACGCGATGACCGCTGCCTTCCTCGCATTCGTGCTCTCCCAGGCGCAGCCCCTGACGCCGAACCTGAACCTCCAGCCCATCGACGGCCGGCAGAACGGCGTGCGCTTGTCGAAGTGGAGACAGTGGGCCATCGACTGCCGCACCAACATGACGTGTACGGCCGACGGCGGCGTGCTGACGCTCAACGCTTCGGGCGGGGGTGGCGGTGGAGGCGCGCCGGTTGACGGCGGGTACGTCGTCTGGACGTCGGTCGGCTCCACCAACGAGCGCGTGCTGACGGCAGGGACGAACGTCACGCTAGACACCTCGACGCCGGGGCAGCTCATCGTCAACGCCTCGGGCGGCGGCGGTGGCTCTGTCAACACGGCATCCGGCTCGGCTTCGTTTGACGGTGGCTCGCTCGACGCGCGCACGACCGTCACGGCAGCTTGGGTCACGCCTTCAAGCGTCATCGTCTGCACGCCCACGGGCGAGGAGGCCAGCGTTGAGGGCCTCGTCACCACAGTGCTCTCGCAAAGCTCGGGTTCTTTCGTCGTCCGCGCGGAGCCGCGCCACGGCTCGCACTGGGGCGCCATGCCCTTCGTCTGCATCGGGAACTAGTCATGAAGCCTTCAATCGCTCGAATCGTCCACTACACCAACCTCGGCGACCGCGACGGGAAGTACCCGCCGACGGTGCAGGCCGCCATCGTCACCGGACTCAACGCCGATGGCACGGTGTCGCTCCACGTCTTCTACAAGACCGGCGCGTTCGACCTTGCATCGTGCGAGTTCACCGAAGCCGCAGCGGGGTCGGAAGACGCTCGCGGTAAGTGGTGTTGGCCCGCACGAGAGGGAGTCTGACCATGCGCCTTTCATTCATTCTTTCACTCATTTCGACACTGGCCCTCGCCGACGTAACCGTCAACGGCACCGTTCGCGTCGTCGCCGACGGCGGACTGCAAATCACCGACGAGTTTGGCGACCAGCTCGTCTTCACCGACGAGCGAATGGACGTTGGGCGCGACACCCCGCTGTTCACCGACCGCTTCGTCGGCACGGCGGTAGCGGCGAACAACAAGTGGATGCAGAGCCTCCTCACGATGACTGCCCCTGTCAGCGCGGGCGCCATCAGCCTCAACGCAGGCGCCTCGGTGCTAGCCAACACCTACGCGACGCTCGCCACCACATCAAAGTTTCGCGGCTACGTCGACGCGGCGCTCGTCGTGCAGGTTCGCGCAAGACCGGTCAACTTGCCGCAGACGAACGCGGTTGCGGAGATAGGGTTGGGCAACGCCACCGCAAACACAGCCCCCACTGACGGCGCGTTCTTCCGGTGGACGAGCAGCGGCGGCTTCGAGTGCGTCATCAGTCGCGGCGGCGTCGAGACGTCGGTGGCCATGACTGCTCCGACGGCGAACGTCTACTCAATCTTCAGCATCAGAACCAAGGCAGACCGACAAATTTGTCGGTACATCACCCCGAGCACAGGCGCAGACGTGCGCGCAGTTATCGCCCTCGATGCCGCCGCTCCAAGCGCGTTCAATGAGGCCCCGGGCGGATTGATTCGTTTGTACAACGGCGCGACCTCGCCAGCCCTTGCGCCACAGCTCATCGTCGGTCTTTTTGAGTTGTCCAAAAAGGTTCTCGACGAGGCTCGACCGCCCGAGGTTGCGGCGGCCATTGC